ATCTGAACTGCATGGTCATACTTCCATGCCCACAGTTGTGTGATTGGTGATTTGCGAGCAAACCCTTGATTGAACATTTCAACAACTGCTTCAGGCTCACTAGCCCATGCAAGATGGATTGTCCAAACCCCATTTGGCCTTCTCCATTTCCAATTGAAGTCACTGACCCCCGGATGCGTCGTAGCAATTCCAATGATAACGCCATTACGTTTTGAAGTGTAAATGCTGTCATGGACGCCATAAAAACTAAGATAAGCATCAACGTCATCTCTGGACACTTGCCCAAGAAGTTTAATGTTGTTGAGGCAAGCGTCATAAAGTGTGTCTACAAGTTGCTCCCATTCGGGAATCGTCATAATGCCCTGACAATATACAACATAGCTACGTTAACTGGTCGAGTTTCTGTGCTTCCGCCAGAAGTTGATGTCGTTTGAGCGGCACGTTGATTTGAATTATTTGTACTTGAAGATGTATAATAAGACCCAGCAAATATCCCACTTTGAAATCCGCCTTCAGGAACTGTATGGGAGTGCTGTTGGAAGTCGTCATCTTGAAAGGTTAATGGCTGACGGTTAATGTCAGGGTCCATGTTTGCTCGACCACGGTTAGCACCGCGAATAAACACGCCTCGCAAGTTTGGTAGATTTGTTCCAAAAATTGCAGCTAGTGCTGGGTAAGTAGCTGAGTTAATAACTGTACCATCGCACTCCAGCCAGTTTGTTGGAACTGTGGTTGTAGGCCACATGATAATCCCGCCAATTGGAATGTTGGTAGCTATTGGAATTACGGTATTGGATACAATGCTATCAACCGTTGTCTTGTGAAGCAGGTTTGTTCCGGGCCTTCTGATTAAGACCTCATCCGAAGTAGCTGCCGCAACTGAACTTTGTTCCGAGATTGCCCCCGGCAAGATTGTCCCATTGTCTACAAGGTTATTCAGCAGGTCTGCTGTAACTTGAGAGTTTGTCCCCGGATAATTATTGAAGGCTGGAGTGCCTTTTGAAAGTTGGGATGGCATAAGTTATTCTTGGCTAATCATTGGCCTATTAGCAACTATCGCATGGACAGCTACGGACTTCAAGGATGGTCTTCCGTTCACAAAAGTTACCGTTGTGTCTATAGACACGCCCCTTGCTGCAATCCTTGGCCGAAGCGTTCCGTCTGACTGGCCGCTGAACGTGTAGTCTAGAACTGTCTCAGTAACGTCTGGATCGTGAGTGGATGTTGAGATGGAAACGGAGTCGTTGCCCACATTGCTGAACTGGTACTCTCCTCGGCTGTACCGCTTCTCGAACATGTTAGCCATCGCATACTCGCGGGTACGAATAGAGGCATTTATGCGCTCAAATGGAACTACCCCAGAGATGATCGTGTTGCTAACCACCCCACTAGTAGGAGGAAGAAGATCAAACGGCAGGGTTGGCAGGCCACCAGACTCAGATCGAAGCTCATCGCCTGTATCTTGGTTCTCAGACAAGAAGACACCCCCGTAGTCAACTGGCACAGATGTGCCCGTGAAGTTGGTCATTATCATCAACCTTCTTTGATTGATGTAAGCGCATTGAATCAAGTTGTCGCTATACAACCCTTCTGGGTACGAATCTACTGACTCCCATGCTTGGTTTAACGTGTTGAAAATTAACGTCCTATTGTTTCTGTCAAACACTCTAAAGATGTTTACTCCACCAACTTGCGTGTCTGGAAGGATTGATCCGGCAAGCGCAACAAAGTAACCAAACGAATTCAAACTAAGGCCAACAACCGTAGCTTGCCCAAAAACATTCGAGTAAGCCGCTGGAATGTAAATTCCATCACTAGAGATATTAAATGTGTATGTCTCTCCTTCTTGAAGCTGTAAACCCGTTATGCCAACCGCAACAACTTGATAGATGTTTTGTATGCCTACCGTGGAGTCGTATGTAATCGCAAGCGTACATTTGGCTGGAATATTCCACGGAACCGCAATGTAAAACCTGTTATCGTGGTATACTGAAGTTGACTTGCTTGCGGCAGAGTAGTTTAGGTTAAGGAAAAAATCAGAGATTGGCTCGCTAAGTGGCAAAGTGTTGCCAATTAACTTGAGATCAAGTTGCGGGGTTATTAGCTGAACTCCATTTGCTGACAGGAAGTAAACAAACTGTCCGGCTGACACTATCGACCTCCTAGACAGACATCCAATCTCAGTTGTGACTACGGTAACCTCACTCTTGTCTGGAATAGACGGATCAACCTTAGTGTCGATGAAAGCCACAAAGATGGACTTTTCCATGAACACAAGAAACTGGCTCTGCACCCAAGGAAGCACCCCTACAATTGAGTCGTTCCCACCTTGATTGACCACAAAGGTGTTTGTGACGAAGTCAAAGTTCGCGCTCAAGATGTCGCTAACAGACACACGCTGTGGATGCACATTGCAGACAACTCTGTTCTGAAAGTACATGCCAAAGTCCGCAGGAGGCATTGAGCCAAACAAGGTAGTAAACCCAGTCTGAGTTTGTACGTTATTCGGAATAGACGTTTGCGGCACTATCGCTACTGTTGCCCCATCCCAGACAAGCGGAGGCTTTGCCTTTACAACACAACCGTAAATCGTCCCTGTAGCGGCAACAATGGCAGTTCCAGTAGTGTTTGTGTAGTCAAACGTAAAGGATGTCGTGCCGTTGACTGTTTTGACTAAAAAGCTGTTTAAGAGGTAGGTGCTTGGAGCGGTAAGATTGAAGATGGTAATCTCATCATTTACTGCGTACTGAGTAGAAAATGCATTTCTCCAAGTTGCTGTAACTGTGACTGTTGCCCCAGGATTTACTGCTGCGTGCGTGAAAGATAAGGCGGATGTTGTCGAACTAGATCCCGTGCCGTACCTTGTATCCCGTTCCATCCCGCGAAAGATGTACAGCTTGTCTAGAGCTTGAACCACATCGCAAATCGCGCCTTGGGCAATTGTTCTTCCAGCAGGAAACAAGTACGCCGGGGATGTGTATGAGGCTGCTCCACCTTGTTCTGGTCGATACAGGTACATCCTATCCGAAAACACCATCACGATGTTATCGCGGCCTAGCGAGTCCACAAACAAACCAGACCCAACCATAGACAAGTTAACCATGCCTATTGGGGTAAGCCGCTTAGTGCCCCTTCTGGGCTGTGCAATACCCCTTCCAAGCCTCATGTTGTTTGAGGCCTGAAGCATACTTGGCTTCAAGTTTGCAGGGTCAAGCCTACTGGCAAAGCCAGTAAACATATCATCACCTTCTGCTTGAAGTTCTTGAGGCATTAAGAAAGCATTTTACTAAGCTTGTCTACTACACGCTGAAGATCATCACGGATCTCTTTCATCCGTTCATTATGCATGTCTTCACCTTCGTCCTCGGACTCCATGTCATCCTCTTCTTCTCCGTAGCCACATTCAGAGCAGCAGCCATCAGATTCTAGTGGAGATCCACATTCAGGACAGGAGCGTTCCCTGCCGCCCATAGGGGCACCAAGGATCATCATTAGGGATTTCATCGACTTAGGCATATGCTTGTTCAAATAGTGCAGCTTCTGCATCTCTGCGTTTCCGTAGCCCAACCGTCTCAGGCCACAGACGTTTCATCTTACGGAGCAAGTCAGGTATATCAGAATACTCCTTGTTTATCAAACATGCCTTGATGTCTGACATCTCGATCCTGCGTTCACCGTTAAGTGACCCGCCCCGGTTAAAGACAAGACTCAAAAGCGCGGAGGCAGCATCTGGGTGAAGGCTTTCAGCTTGGGGGTAAGTGCGAAGCATCATCAGGTAGAACCGAGGTACTGTATGTTTATTGAACACTTCAACGGCAGCATCCCAAGGAATCTCGATGTCTTTGACAGTTGGCAGAAACGCCATAGCAGCCCGTCCCTTGAGTCCACAGCATGTCTTTAGCGGTTCAATAGCTTCCTCATCAAGCAATGCACCCCAATCGCTACAGAGCTGACTAACAGTGTTGTAGCCGCAATCCCAGCCAACGCCAATAGTGACACCCGACTCAACTCCGGGCCATGTTGGGTATTTGAGCATCTTTTCATAATAGGCGCGTCCACCAGTCTCCTGATTGACGATAAACTCTAGTCCTTTCTTTGAAAGGTTCATTTCCATAAGATCTTGTACAGCTTAGTAGTTGTGTAAATGATAGCCAGCACGCCACTGATAATGCGGATTGTCTGCTCTACTTCAGACAACGACAACGCAATCGCAGCTACGTTTACGCCTAAAACTGATCCAATCTCCTTAAGATCGTCGAACATTTCGCTTGGGCTTTCCATTGGATTTTGGAGTTAATGGTTTCTTTGGCTCAGGCTTAACTGGATTGGAAATTGACGAAAACCAACTCAGCCACACATAGTTGCAGGCCACCCCAATATTCAGGATGAACTCTGTGACTGGCGGCTCTTGATGTGCAAGGATATTAGCTACCGAGCCACAGATAGTCACCGCAGTTGCAATCTTACATAGGTGAGCTGCATACTTGTGCCGATAAATAGCACTGTCTTCGTGCCCGAATATCTTCAGCCACAAATGGATCGCACTTATAGCCAAAACGCTATTTGCGAGGGCGTTTAATAGAACTAAGGGGCTTAACGTCATGGCTGGCTAAAAGTTTTTCAGACAAGTTCTCTACGGCTCGCAAGCCACAAAACCCAAGAAGGAACCCGGCGGCATACCCATACTGAGGCTCCCCGTCCAAGTGTGCAATCTTCAAGATAAGTGGAGTCACATAGTTTGCACTAGCAGCTCCGCCAATCAACGATGCAATGGTACGTCCAATGTTCTGCCCAGCCTGTTTAGACGACATTAAGATCGCTCCGAACAAGCCAGCAATAGCAAGACCAATATCAATACCAGCATCTTTTAGATTCATCTATGTTGTGCCTGCTTTGCGGCAGATACAGCATTCAATAGATCAAGCTCAAGACGTTGGTATCGAGCATCCGAATGCCACTTCTGCGCCACCTCGGCAGTATACGTTTGCCCTGCTTGAAGCTCAAGGATTTCCTTGCTGGGAGGATACAAGGATCTTACTGGAACGCATGAATCTTTCGCGCAACCTGTCAGCCACAGCATCGTTGCCAGCGGCCCTAGCTGCCAATATTTGATTCTCGATATCATCGCAATAGTTCGCTATGTCACGTTCAAGCTCCCAAGATGCCCTCTTAGCCTTGATCTCCAACCACAGGCGTACTATTTGCAGCAGGCTTGGTATCATTTGATTCCTTTCGCACTACGTTAATCATGCCAATCAGCGCAAGTCCTGTGGTCAGAATCGCCTCCTGCATCTCTGGGTGCAACTTTAGTCCAACGGCAGTGAGTAGTGCAAACAAGCCGCGCCAAGTTGATGGTTCTTTTAGTCGTTCGAGTAGGTACTTCATAAGGTTAACACTTCCATCTCCGCATACTTGCCTTAGCCCGTTCAGCTGGGCCTTTAGCTTTGGCTACAACTCCAGCCATCCTAGCGCAGAAAGACTTCTTGCGGCCAGCGTCAGCCTTTGTCTTTGGGTTAGGTGCAGGAGCTTTAAGGTTGCTGCCAGTAGCTCTGTTGTACTTGGCTCGACCTTTTGCCGTCAGGCCTGCGCCTTTAGACACAGGCAGCTTTTCGCCGCGCCCAACGGACAGTGAAGTGGATTTGCGAGGCATATTAAAAGTAGGCTGTAATGACTGCACAACCTGCGCCTCCTGCGCCTCCTGCGCCTGAAGCAACGCAAGCGTTTGAAGCGGCACCACCTCCTCCTCCGCCGCCTGCGGGGAATCCGCCATTGCCGCCATTGCCGCCAGAAACGCCAGCCCCATTGGCTGACCCTCCTCCTCCTCCGCCGCCTGCGCCAATAGGAGTTCCATTCGATGGTATTAACGCCATAGACGCGCCTGCACCTCCGTTGCCTCCCGATGTTGGGGTAGCCCCTGTAGCGCCTGCGAGTCCAAGCGATCCGCCAGCAAGTGCCAAGAAATTAAATCTTCCTCCTGTATTGCCTGCTGCCGTTGCATTCCCTGTAGTTAGCCCTCCTCCAGAAGCACCAGATCCAGATGCTAATGTTGAAGTGGCTCCGAGGGTTCCGGGGAGGCCCTGCACTCCGCCTGCCCCTGTGCCTGATGCGCCTGAGCCAGTATTTCCGCCTATAGATCCGCCTCCACCAAACCCGGCTGTTGCGGTTCCGCCGCTTCCTCCGTTACCTCCCGGTAGTGTAACCAATGTGCCAAAGCTACTTGCGCTCCCTCCCGATCCGTTGGTTCCGCTTTGGTCTGATCCTATTTGGGCAAGTGCCCCGTTTCCTCCTCCGCCAACAATAACATTTACCGGAGAGCTAACTACACTTGCATCAAAGATGCTATCGTAGTAACCTCCAGACCCTCCGCCTCCTCCTGCACATCGAACAGTTCCGTCAGAACCCTTACGCCCAGAAGCCCCGCCCCCGCCGCCAGACCAAAGTTGAACTCGAATAAGTCTTGCGCCTTCTGGTTTTGAGTATGGAAAGGTTCCTACAGCATCAAACACTTGAACCTGTGGCGCACGGAAAGACAGCAGCGACACCGCCGTAACCTGTCCTAGGTTGTTTACCGTCAACGATGGGATCTGCGAGGTGCTGCCATAAATTCCAGTAGGATCAGGAGAAAGCGCAGCAATAGACAACGTCCTGTTAGCCGTTAAGTCGCCTCCACCAGACAACCCTGTTCCAGCAGAGATCGTCCTAGCTGTAGACACGCCACCAAGGTTGGTTAGCGAAGTTGAAGTGCTGGCAACATCAGACAGGTTGTTTGCAGACAGAAGTGTTCCAGCAGTATTGGTCAAGCCGCCAACATTAATCGTCCATTGTGTGTATGGGCCGGGGCTAGTCTGGCTGTGCTGCACAATATCCACAACAAGCGTAGTTCCAGAGTAACTGGTCACACTGCCGTGCATGTGGTTTGCCGCATTATAGACAATTGTAATGTCTTGAGTTGGCGTGTACGAAAGGCCGGACGCTACGGTAAACGTCTTTGCGCCGTTGGTAATTGTGTTTGAGGTTGTCGAGGTTGTTAAGTACCTGTCCCCAGAATTAGACAGCACAAACGCAGTTGTGGCAATTTGAGTAGTGTTGGTCTGTGCAGCAGCAGTTGGAGCGGTAGGCGTTCCTGTAAATGCAGGGGAGTCAAGTGGAGCGCCACTAATGCTGGCTGGTTCCCAATACTGGCCTTGGTATCTCAGTACTTCGCCTGAGTTTGGACTGGCCATAGAGATGGACTTTCCTTGTAACCCAATAACGGTTGGCGCAGTCAATAACCCACCTATATCGCCGCCAGCAGCCTCCTGATTTAATGGCATGCCTCCAAGTGCAGATAATGCAGCGGTAGAAGTTATCTCTCCAGTACCTCCATTGCTAATGCCAATAACTGCACTTGTTGCAAATGCACCAATGGAGGCAGGCGTAATGGCAGCAATCTGAGCGGAGGCAATTGCACTTACCTGTGCCGTGTTGGTAAACCCAGAAATCTGATCAGTAGTGGCAAACCCAGATGCGGCAGCAGTTGAAAGCGCACCAATACTAGCAGGGGTAATCGCGGCGATCTGAGCTGAGGCAAGAGCCTGCACCTGTGCGCTATTCTGGAACGCAGACAACTGTGCCGTTGTCGCCAGTCCCGAAATCTGGCTAGTGGTTGCTAGTCCGGCAACAATAAGTGCCTTAGAAGCCGTCTTGGTGGTTCCACCTTGGTTGATGACGGCAATGTCGGCGTTGTTAACAACTGATGCCGTTGGAAGTGCAGAGATTTTTACGTCAGCCATATAATTAACGGTTAAACAGAAGCACTTGGAACACTCGGCCAAGCCACAGAGTCTCTAGGGTCTACGATTGTTGATGGAAAATCACGGAGAGCTTGACGATACGCGGCCCATTCAGCCTTCTTTCCAGATGGGGCATCCGGGATTTGAGTCCAGTCAGATTCCAATAGGAGTTGATTGCGCTGACTTCTAATCTGCTGCATTGCCTGAACTTTTTCAAGCTCGATGTCTTCAATTGTTTTTGGCACTACATTAGACACCCGGACATAACCGCCTTCAATTATAGGGGCGCAAGGCTCAAGTTTATGAGTTTGCGTGTTGTATGGGATGTCCGTTTTGACAATCATAAATCCTCTGACATCAAGTTGCTCTTGAAGAGGAGGAGAACAAAAGTCCCTGTATTCAGCAGAGTCTTTGCAGGAAACAACAGATCCGTTTTTAATTTCAGCAAGTAGCATATTATTGATTTGGGAAAGGGCCAACCGGGGTAAAATTAGATGTGTATCTTGCAACTCCTTGAGTAAACCTTACTTCGTCAATGTGCCCATCAAAAAATTCACTTTGAGCGGTGCCTACTTGAGTTGGAGTGTTGTCTGAAAATTGCAAATCTGCCGCGTAAGTGCCAGCTCCACTTTGGATTCCGTTAATCCATATTTTTACCTGATCGGTGCCATATCCTTCTCTTGTTACCGCAACATGTGTCCAAGTTAAATCTGGTATTGTTGTAGTGCTGGATGCAATAAGAGTGGCCGAGTTAACGCCAGCAAGAAATTGAAGTTGATTTGAGGCGTTTAATTTTAATCTAAATCCAGAAGTAACTGCACTGCTATTACATCCAATTAATCCCTGCTCTACCGATAAAGTCTTTCTAATCCACATTTCAATTGTGAATTTTGGCCCGATAGCAATTGCAGTAGGGGATGCTTGGGAAAGACTTCTTGGAATAAATTGGCAGAAAATTGTTTGACTTAATGATCTTACAAATTTCAAGCTGGCTGTTCCAAATATCTTTTGAGAGCTATCAACAATTGGCCCAGATACTGACCCAACGCTTGAATTAGTTCCAATTTGTGTTTTTGCGGCAGAATCAAAAATTGCAAAGTTATTAAATCTAAGCAGTAGACTTGTGTTTGGAATTACTTGCAATGGAGATGTTGGAGGCGAAAAATCGCCATTATATACAGCAGTTCCTTTTACAATTCTAAAATCTGCAATGTTTCCTCTAAAATTAGCTCCAGATCCAATCCTTGGAGAAGAAGCAGTAAAATTTGTGGTAACTCCCGTATATGAAGTAATAGATTTTCCGTTTAAATAGACAGTTACAACCGATCCAGCTCGAACTAACGCAATGTGATTCCATGCATTAAGCCCAGTAAGCGAACTTATTGCAAAAGTGTCTGATGCGCCAAAGGTGATTATATTGTTGATATACAATATATCTGATGATGTTGTATTAAACGCAATTCCCGGACCGTTATTATTTTCCCAAGAAACCGCAGTTTGAATTCCTTGGCTGGCAGTGATTGCGTTATAAATAAAAAATCCTTCAATTGTAAAATCTTGATTTAACAATTGATTTTGCGAAGATGCGTTTACTGTAATCGCGTCTGATCCGCCATTCCAAAAATTATAACTTCCATTGTGCCTTATTGGACTATATGGCTCTAGTACGGAAAATGGATTTAATGATGAAATTGGTGGCTTAAGCCCACCTGAAATGGTCAGCGTGTAGTTGCTGTTGTTTTTGTAATTGCTATCTTGGCACACCATTGCGGCTACATTCGAAGAAACCACAGCAGACACATTTCCAGTTGCGTTGCCATTTGATGATGCGCTAATAGGAATTGTACTAGGCGTAAACGCGCCAGTATACAATGCTTGCCCTTTTACAACTCTAAGATTAGAGACAAAAGCAAAAGCACTATTAATAATAACGCCATTAACAGTTGTTCTTCCAACTGCAAAATTTTGATCCGTGTAATTTGATGCTCCAGCGGCAATTAATGACACTTGCGTTCCGTTTATAAATGTAATAAAATTTGCCCCGTTTCTCACAACGGCAACATGCGACCACTCGCCTCTATTTATTGATGAAAGCGTTGCTGTTCCTGTCCCAGATGGCATTCCACAAGAAACAAGACTACATCCCGACGTTGACTGGCTAAGTCCAATTGCTATCTGCGTGGTAGTTACATCTGATGCTCTAAAATCAACAATTGTTCCAAATGTTTGCGCGGCGCTGACCCACGGCACTTGTGGATTTACCCAAAATTCAATTGTAAAATTTCCAGTTCCAAATTGGAACATTGCATTGGAAGAAAATAAAATTGTTGGAAAGCTATTGGCAAGCCAATATGACCAAGATCCTACTTGATATCCGTTTGAGTAAGGAGAAAACGTAGACTGAGAATAAGGAGAAGCTTGCCTTGAAACTGAAATATTATTATTACTTGAATCTAGTATTGAAAAATTATCTGTAGATGTTCCATTTAAATCTCCATGCAGCAGAAGTACGGTGTTTGCAAAAAATGGATCTGCAACAGATGATCCTTGAAGCATTCCATACCCACGAACAGACGCGGACGACAGTGTATTAAGTATTGGCATTATGAAAACCTGTTTAGTGAACCAATAACAGTGTATGTACTTGTTGCAGTCTTAATTATAGTAAACGACCAAGCATCGATTGAGTTTGCGTTTGGAGTCGGAATTGATCCGGTTCCGTTTTGCCACTTAACAGACTGCGCCACGCCGTCTACTTGAAACGCAGACAATGGAGCAGCAAATGTTGTATTTGTATTAAGAAAAGTGATCGTAACAGCCTGTCCTGCTGACACATTTAAATTAAATGTGTTTGAAGAGTCTCCCCTGACATTCAGCGTGAATGCAGCAGCAGAAGCTGCTGTGTAGTAAAGTGTTGGCTGTGTAAAAATATCAAAGTTAATTACTCCAGCAGCAGAGGAAGATACCGCATTCGTAGTTTCCTTTAAATAGCCAACAGTAGTTGGTGTCGCTGAAATTGAAGTAGTCGAAGCCGATGTAATTCTCCCAGTGGAGTCAACCAATAAAACTGGAACAGCAGTTGCAGATCCATAAGATGAAGCAACAACTCCGCTATTCGGAAGCCTTGATGCACTTAAAAGCCCGGACGTAATGTTTGAAGCGTTTGTTGTGTCTGTAGTCGCAGATGGAGCAAACCCGCTAACTTGAGCAGGCGTAATTCCAGAAGCTACCTGAGCAGCGGAAATACCAGTAATTTGCGCGGATGTTAGCCCTGATAGTACTTGGCTTGCTCCAATTGAAATAATCTGCTGACTTGCACCAGTAATTACACCATTGGCGTTTACTGAAAATCTACCAACAGTATTGCCTTGCCCATAAGTTCCAGCGGTTACTCCAGTAGGAGCAAGCGCAGCAATGGCTTGCGTTTCAAGCGAAGTAATGCGTCCGTATGTGTCTACAGTAATGACTGCTGACTGCGTGCTAGATCCTGCTGTAAGTGCCGGAACTCCAGTTGTGGCAAGGTCGATCTGTAGTGCGCCAGAATAAATAACAGGGCTGTTAGAGATCGCAAGTGTGCTAGACGTTGCGCCGACAGCCACAACCGTTCCTCCAGCAGACCCCGAAATGCCAACTTCCGTTGCACTCGTAATTCTTCCTTTAGAGTCAACCGTAAACTGCCCCACGGTTGCCGAGGATCCAAATGTTCCCGCACTAACTCCAGTAGTTGCAAGCAGGTTAGGATTAAGCGTGCCAGTAGTTAAATCACTTGCATTGTTTCCGGGCAATGGAACAGCTGTGGCCGCAGAAATAATCCGTCCCTTCGCGTCAATTGTAAGAACTGGAATTTGAGTTGAGCTTCCGTATGTCCCAAGTGCTGCACCGCTATTTGCAAGTCTAGTTGGGCTTAGTGTGCCACTTGTAATGTTGTCTGCATTAACAAAAATTTGTTCTGTAGAAATTGAAGCTACCCGCCCCTTTGCGTCTACAGTAAGAACTGGAATTGCCGAGGTCGATCCGTAAGTTCCAGCCGTTCCAAGTGCAGCAAGCTCTGGATTAGGATACGTTCCAGTCAAATCTCCGCCTGCACTTCCGCTAGGGGTGCGGCTGTCTGAAAGACGAGCGTCATTGCCTTGGCAGGCATTTCCTGCGCCTGTACCCAACTGAACAATCCCTTGCTGTGACGTGGATGCTACTGGTAGCAAATTGCTAACAACTGTTCCAGCAGTAGCCTTTTTGGTTATGCCTCCCTGAACAATGGGAACCAAATCAACAGAGTTGACCGTTGATGCTGATGGAAGATCGGAGATGCGTGTACTCATGTTAGCCTATAGTTAAACGGTCGCTGGATTCGGTATTAAGAAAATCACTAAGCTCCGTTAAGATGCGATCTGTCGTAACTGGCGGAGTTGATGTTGCCCTCTTTTTAAAGTTAAACGTAAGCGTAGATCCAGACACTTGTACTCTGGCAAAATTCTGATTAAAAGGCAAAGCCGGATTTGGATTCCTCTTGCGAATAAACTTGGTAATCATACTAGTAAGTGTAGACCATGTTCATCTTCTGTGTCTGACCTTGCTGTCTAATTAACACATCAATCTGCTGCTGTATAGCAGCCTCTGCAAGTTGTTCGCACACTACAGCCTCTTCAGCGCGACCTTCAGACCGCAAGAAGTCAGATGCTGCGCCATTAATCAAGTAGTCCCTAAACCTATTTGGGATGTTGTATTTCCTCCACACAGTAAGCCCGTACTCCGTTGGAGTCCTCGGGTTAAGCGTGCCAGCCGGGAACGTAGTGCCATTAGCCAAGCTCATCCTCCAGAAGTCGCCTGAAGATCCGTATGCAAAGTTTGTAGGATTGTACGCGCCGTTCTGTTGCTCCCAGTCAAAGTAAACCTGAGAGTTGTACCTGTACACTTCAGATACAGAGTATCCCTTGCCAGTAAGTTCAAAGCTCTTAAGTCGATACCTCAAGTACTTCCTTTCAGAGTTCTTGAACCTAACATAAGAAAACTCCGTGTTGTTCGGACCGCTGTACGTCTCAGTGGGATAGTTGATTATCAATGGAATAACCGAGTTGTCTTCCACCAAAAAGTCTTCCTGAACAGCTCGCGTGGACCTTCTGACATCCGTATTGTAGACATCAATAACATGAAGCCCGTCATCTGGAACCTGCACCATGTACTGTGGGTTATCCATGAACACAACCTTCATGGTCGTCAGATCATTTACACCGCGATAAATGTAGGGAGAAACCGTAAACGGAAAGTCAATTCGTACAGTGATTGCAGTAATAAACTCGCCAATCTCGTCCGTTAGCGTTTCGTAAGTAAAGTTGTACTGCTTATCTGCAAGACTTACTTTCTCGCCATCAGCTTTCGTAAGGTACAATGCGTTTAAAAACTTAACGTAAGTTTGGTCGATTGTATCTTTTGCAAAGGCATCAGACGAAAAGTCTTCCAAGTATATTCTTGGAAAATACAAGTCCAACTCCATTCTGAGTGGAGTAGTTTCGGAGGTAATGACAATATCAACCAGTGACTCCGTAGAAAGCGGGGAGTCTGACTCTGTTGCCAAGAAGTCGTCTGGTATTTCAAACAAAGACACTGGACTCCCCGGATGCGTATCAAAGTACCTGTCTATGTCAGGCCATTCCTCGCGATCCCAAATGGTGTTGATGCGCTTACTGGTAAAGTCGCGAATTGCGTAGAAGCTCTTGTCATTCAGCGTTGCGCGATCCAAGCCAACAAGTTGGCAAACCCCAGACAAAATGCTGCTGAATGGAACGGTCTTCATTTATAGACAGTACGAGATCTGAAATTGGTAGACGGAACCCAGCCTACACTAATCTCTTTCGTGCCGCCAGAGTTTACTTTGCACTGAGGGTTATCACGCCAAAATTCTTTCAAGAAATTTTTGTCTTCCCAGCATTGATAACCAAGTTTGTGCCCCCAAAAGTGATAAGCATCACCGGGGATGCTGCCCATCTTTTGCCCTAGTCCTTCAACTGACTTGTGGCGTTGCTGAGTAAACTTCGCAGCCTGCTTGGCCTGCACTTCAGCCCGCACTCGTCTCATTTGCCATCCACGCCGAAACTCGGCTTCCATTGCAGGGATTAAGCTAGGGTCAATGTTGAGCATAAAATTGTCTCTGTCTCTCCAGAGTGTCACGCCACTTACGGTGTGCGTTCACCGCAACGCCTCATGTCGCGTTGCCGACGAGGCTGTCTCTCCAGCTAGTCACACCACTAGGTAGGTGTCACCAATCAAGCCTACGAGCTGAAGTCAAACTTGCCAAGACCCAATGGGTTCCCGACAACCAGACCGCAAACCGCTTCAACGAGGCGAGCAGCACCTGCGCCGAAGTCAGGCAGTGCCTGTACAGCAGCGACGTTTCCACCGTAACGGACTTCGATCAAGTCCATGTTCAGCACAAGACCCTTGTACGGAGTCACAGTCCAAGTCCCAGAGGAAATCGTCCCGAGAAATACCGTGGGGTGTAATTTTACAGTGCCAAAGTCACCTTGAAAGACATCGACCGACTGGATGTAAGCCTCGGCAGAAGCATCACGCTGAAAGGTTTGCACCTTGGTTGCACCTGCGCCCAATACGCCAGCAGTGCTGGTCGTGGTGAGAGCGGTAGTGCCAAGGAGGCCCGTGAACGCACGCTTTAGATCCGTGCCAACAATCGCGTCATAAGAGCGATACTGACCAGTCTGATTGTAGATGCTTTTCAGCAACCCCTGCACAGCCGTGTCCGTCATTGCGCTGGATGCGCCAGTCAGGATCGAGTCCGTAGGAGTGCGGAAGATGGAAGGGATGTCGCCGGGGGTTGGCGTTCCAGTTCCAGTCGTGCTGATCCAAGTCTGAATCCCTGCCGTGAGGTAAGGAACAGTCCCGTTGTCCTGCTGTGCAGTCTGGTTCGAGCAGAGAGTTGTCTCAATCGAACGCTTGCACTGAAGGATGGACTTGCTGACGTTGTATGCCAGCTCATCACGGACACCTGCCACTTGGGCAATGTCAGTAGAGAGTTTGGACACACGGACAGGATCCATACGGAAAACCTGCGCGTAGTTCGCAAGTTCCGCACGATAGCCCACATCCCAGTTGACATACTGGTTGGACGTCACATCGGTGCCGTCAACAGTACCACCAACTTTAGGTGCAGGGTTGCTGTCTGCCTGCCAGCGGAAATACATATTTCCGGGCTTGCTGCCCTTACGGGCCATAGACGTAAAAGGCGTGTCTTTTGCGTCAACCATGCTGATCATGTCAGCAAGATCTTCGCGTTTACCACGGCCACTAAGATTCGGTTCAGTAAGAATTGCCATAAACTAAATAAGGTTTGAGTTGTTAAGGACTAAACTAAGTCCATTGCTTTAATGAGGTCTTCAACTCCGCGTATCGAAGAATCCTTCGCAAAGGATTGCTTGGCTTTCTGAAGATCCGTTTTAGACACCGTCACTGGAGCAGCCTTAACCGCAGGTTGCGCTGGGGCGCGTTTGATTGGTGCTGCTGTTTTCTTTGCTGCCTGCTTGGAGGCCATAGCCTCTGCGCCAAGTGCAAATATACCAGCAAGCCACTCAAAATCTGGCCTACGTTTAATTTCTGGGAAGTCTTTTAAGACCTGCTGCACAACTTGATACTTTTCGCTTTTGGGATCTGCTAAAAATGGCATTTCCTTAATTGCGTTAGCCTTCGCTTGTGCATAATGCTGAATATATTCAGCACGGGCAGGCAGTTCGATTTCCTTGCGCCTGATTGCCAATTTCTTCATGCTGCGAACTTCTTGAGCGGTTAACTCATGTTCAGTTCCGTCAGATGACTTTAAAACGCCACCATCGGAATTGTCTTCGCACCACATAAGAATCTCTAATGCATTCTGGTGTTCCTTCCTGACTTGTTCAATCGAGGTTAAACGCTGTACTGCATCAGAAAAATCGACCTTTGCTTCAGGAACGTAAGACTTGGTAGTCTCAAGCTCTTGCTGCAATTCGGCCAACTTGGCTTTTTGCGCTTCCAGTTCTGCTTGAGCGGCCTTCTTCGCGGCAACTAACTTGTTGATGCGCTTCTGGACACCCTTGCTCAACGGACTTTCTTCAGCCTCGCTTTCTTCTTCGGCGGGTTGATCGGCTTCTTCTTCAGCTTCCACTTCCGAGTCCACAATTGGCTCCTCAGTTTCTGCTTCAGGTTCAGCCTGCTGCTCCTCTTTGGCTGGAGCCGCCCCTTCCTCGTCAAGGAAATTTGATTTAATGAAATCAGTTAAACTGTCTCCATCAATCGCTCCGAGGTTATTTGCAACGGGGATATTTACTGCCTCCTGAGTCCCGGCCTCAGGCTGTGAGTTAGTCTTTATCATGCTAGAAGGTAGCAAGTCCTTATTTAATCATCACAGTAACGCTGTGAAGTCCGTTAGTGGCGTTATGCCAAATCTTCGTCAGGAGTCAAGCCATTTAATTGTCTTGCCTCTTGTCGCATACTTATCAAAGAAGATATAACGTAGTTAACCGCATCGGCTTGCCCACAAAAATGTATTCTATCTTCTCCTTTGACGGATTGTGAAATTGCTTGAAGCGTTAATGCTGTTTGCACCTCGTTTAGGTGATTAACAATCTCGCTCCAGAGCAGGTTTTTGCCTGCAAATCCAAAGGCTGTCTTTTGATTTTCCGTCATTGTTGTGATACAGGAGTTACGCCGATTCGGCCAATTTGCGCGTTTTGTTGTTGCATAACCGACATTTCAAGGCTCTTAACATAGTTCTCAAAGAGTGCCTTAAAGTTTTGATCCTGCTGGAGTGCCGCTTGTGCTTTCGGGTTGGCCTGCATGATTTGCTGTGCGTACTGCAACTTAGTCTGTGCTGTAGGATCGTTTTCTTGGTACAGTGCCTCGTTTCCAAGCAGCATGTTGCCGATATCGCTTTGAACATCCTTGAACATTTGGCGACCTGCATCCTGCGGGTTAAGAATAAGCTCCTTAGCCATCTCTGGGGCTACAGCTTGAATCATCATTGCCGTGAGCTTGTTGCGGTTTAGCACGCCACCAGAGTCCATCTGTGCAATCTTTGTAAGGAAGTCGATCTTCTGAGCAATGTACTCCTTATCAAGATCCATGACATCGAACTTGACGGTAAGGTCAAACTCGTTGTGGATTTCCGACAAACTCTGTGGCAATTGTCCGCCTGTGATGCGCTGAATCTCTTCAGGACTCATGTACTGGCAACAAAGCGCAAACATCTGCCGATAGATACTTCTCCAAGTCAAAAGCCAAGTGTTAACAAGCGTCTGTTGGAACAACTGAGTCTTGCGTGGATCAACAATCGGATTAACCGTGCCAAAGTAAGCTGCGTGACTTGCTTCAACCTGTTTGATTAGCTCAAAAGCCACATTTGGCTCGCGAGCTGGCGGATCCATGAACGTGTAGTCCGTTGGATTTACAACTGGCAAAGATACACCCGGCCCAACTTTGTTGATTGCTCCAATTCTCTTAACGACTTTGATGGGGGGAAGGGTTGAGAAGGCAGTATGATCTCGGATGGAGTCGTGCTGTGCCTTAATCTCGTCCTGATCCGTGTGAGCAAGTTCAGGGACACCGCGAGTATCAGTAATGGCACGACGAATGCACTCGCGACGAAACTCCACAAACGGATACTCTCCGTGAGCGTAATCCAATCTTTCGTGAATCGCATATGAGATCCTTTCCTTACGATGATCAACTGCCGCCTGAGGGCAGATGACGGTGTAATAGATGCACGGAGCTTTGCCATCCAAACTCTTGGTGTAGCAGTAAACCACCTCGATCATGTTCTGGTAGTTTAGGCCGTTATAGACCAGCATCTCCGTACTTGGCAGGATGTTCGTGTTGTACACCGTGCTGCTTTTGCCTGCCATCTGGACTGCAAGCTCCACCCAATCCTTGTTCCAGCCTTCAGTAGTGATCTTTTCACGGATCTCAACCTCGGACATCCAAGTCCTACGGAAAATTACGCGAGAACGCTGTAAATCTGCCGTTTCAGGCGGGAAAAGGATTTCATCCCAAGGTTTAAGAGCCAGGATCTCAGGTAAATTCTTGCTGACATACTCCTCGTCACGGGTTGTTACGCCAGTTTCGGCCAACTCTCTAACCATCCGTTTTGCCTCGGATTCCGTGGTGCCGGGCACAGCGGCTTGAATGATAGCAGCAGCCTCTTCGGACTGTTGCATGATAAGGTCAGGCAACTGCATGAGTGTTGGACTACCACTCTGTTGAGCGATAGCCATGACTTCCTGCATGGTCACCTGCTGCTCACGCTTGCTGATGTTTTGTCGCCAGCCAATAAAGAAAGCCGTCCAACCGTACTGAAAAGCGTACTGTGCGCCAAGTTCAGCCTCCCTACGAAGCTCTAGAGGCATCTTATTGTCGCGAATCCAATGCAAAAGCGTAGTTGCAATCCCACTTATCGAGGTGTCGTTCAATTCAACCCCGTTGGCCCGGATATTTGAGCGTTCAAAAGACGTAACCAAAAGCGAAGACAACTCGTTGCAAGTTGAGTCGATCAGGCGATTGCGGACGTCACTAGCGCCTTCAAACGGCCAAGCCGGGTCACCTTCATTGCGGAGGTTACTATGCTTCTTCCCGTCATCACTCTGTCCAGCCCAACGCGCAAAGCGGATATCGTCAAACTTGGTGGTCAGGTTCCCCTGAGTGGAGTTGACCATTGCACGTCCATATTCACTTAGCAAATCTCCCACATCAGGGACATTTGTCGCAATAGCCAGAGGATCAGAAGAAGCTGAATACATAGATAAAAGAAGTTCAATAGGAACCGCATTTCGACATTTGTCTCATCTGCTTTTCCCATTGTTCGCCGCCGTAGTGCTTGGGTTGCATGACCACAAGGTAGCCTAAAGCATCAATAGGATCTTTACTAGCCCCCTTCTGTCCATCAGCCCCAGTCCATTCCCTTAAACTATAAATCAAGTTTTGACAAGATTCATGTACCATTATTTTGGGATGATTACGCCCTTTAACCAACGGCTGTTCTCTGTCGTAACACAACATGTCATTAATCAAAATGACCCGTTCCTCGACAGGAACCGCAGCAGAGGCCTGCAAGTATAGAGGAACTGTAGCCTCAGTAAATAGGTCTACAATTGTAATTCCACCTTCCTTGGTAATGGTTTCTGTCCCAGCGGTTCTAGGGTCAATATAGCGTTCAGCAATCTCTTCGCGTTTATCTCCTTGGGCTTCTACTCCCCAAATAAGTTCACTATACTCGTTTACCCCTCTTCCTGCTCCGCTTCTTTGTGCAGGGCCGGGTCTACCGTCAGGCTTATCGCTTGGAAGCGCCCATTCTCCGTAACTTTGGTCAGGCCATTCCCTGTAGATCCATAAGATATCATTGTCATCAACCCTGCCCCACAACATAAACCAGTTTCGCGCTCCAGCAGGATCCATAGCCATGTAGTTTGTCCCTTCAGGCACAAGTTCCATGACATCCCCCTTAAAGATGTTCACCTCGCCAAAGTAAGGAAACTCCGTACCAGCAGTCTGATCTGCCCAGCCATAGGCACGAATCTTAAGTTCATTGGAACTTCTCCCCTTAAGCTCCTGCTTCATGCGCTCCCAGTTGTTGTAGGGATTTAACTTGGAATGAAACCAGATACAGGCATGTCTTCCGTAGATGTTCTCAGCCTTGTACGGCATGTTGCCAGCAGGCACACTTAACACATTACTATTTGGAAGTAGTTCACTCTGTTTCCAATGTGTAATTTTAGCTGAGTTAATGTAGTCCTTAACGGTCTGGGTATAGCCTTGTACCGGGGTAAAGGTGACAATCAACTTGCCGTTCCGGGTCACCAGACGGTACCGAAGCGTGTCCAGCCAGTCTTTTGGCACCATTTCATCGCACCAAATAAAATCAACTTCGCCCCCTTCAAACACCTTGATGTCCTGCTTGTAGTTCAGAAACCAAATCTGGTTCTGCATGTAAACCGCTGTATTCTCGCTAAACCCATTCTTTTGCGTGAAACTTATCTGGATGTTGTGGTTACGCTTTGTACCTTTAAGTTCTTTCGGTAAGTACTTGTAAAACACCGTTTGCTGCATCGAGATACTGGTCATGCTGCTAGTGTGCAGGCACCAAATCCGCAATCCCCTATTCTTGATCCTCTCGTTAACCCAATGCGGGACATGACCAGACAAGTCCGCACCCACAAACGCTTGCGCCATCCGTTTAGCCGCCCACTCAGTCTTGCCTGCCCGGTTACCTCCAAGTGCCACCACCTCGTTAAACCTAGTCAATAGATCATCAGCATCTTTCCAAGGCTCCAAGTCTGCACCGTACCTATGCGGATCTTCCGCCTCTGCCTTCGCCCTGTTCTCTCTAATGATGAAAAGCTCCATCACCTTTTCTGGGCCAACATTCTCGATCATCGTCAACCTCTGTTCCCTGTCTGGACTCGGTAAGGTAGGGTGATCCGTCAGCTTGAACCTTAAAATTTTCTCTATCAGCTTACTTTTTTGTTCTTCTGTCATTGACATGGACTCCTATGTAGCTATGTTTACCTCGCAGGTCAAAATAGATCTGCCGTGTAGCCTCTGGATAGTCGCGTAAGGCGAGCCACAGGTGAAGGAGAGGTTCCCCTTGCATGAAAACCGGGGGGGATTAATAACTCAGGGGCTGGGAACCTGATACTTCCAAGTAGTCCACGAAAGAAGACTAGCGTAGGTTGACTCGGGTACCCTCTG